GATAGAACGTCAACCCCCTTGCGGAGGGAGACGATCCACGTATTCTTCGGGACTGACGGCAACTGACCGTTCGCTAGCAAACTCGGGAGGGTGCGAAGCACCTTCGGACGGGTAGCTAGGATTGTGAACGGGTTGGACGGAGAACTGACTTCGACACCCGTCTGGGTGCCTCCGAGCGTAGTTACTGCTCGGGCCACACCGTTCACATCCGGCGCCACATCGGCGACGAGCGTGTAGGTGGGGGATGTCAGCCCGGTGCCAGGTGCACCGGTGACCGGAGAAGTTGGATTCCAAGTCATGGAAATCCCTCCAGTCCTTCGGAGACACTGCTACGAATGCGTCCATTTTGCCTCCTAATGGAGCCGATCGTCAGCTTGCGCCGGCGACCGGAGTACATGCCACAGCGCTCCCATCATGTGAGCGCAGACTTCCCGAGTGGTATCTTCCAGTGAAGACAACATCAGAAAGTTATTTTCGCGGACGTAGTTCTGAGTCGCAAGAGGAATCCTGCGGCTCCGTTCTTTCATCACGCTATTAACGAACTGACTGTCTTCACCGAAACGATAAACCACCCAGTAGGACTGCGCCGCAAGAAAGAAGGCGCTATAAGCAGTGTACACAAAATCGCGAATCTTCTCGTCCTTTATCCCCGGAATATCGAAGTACCGATCTCTATCGAGAGCGGTAGCGAGTTTCCGGAGAACGGCAGTGAGTTCATAACGCTCACTGTCTATCGGGAATTGAAGAAACGCATTCTTTGCAGTAACCTGAACGAGGTCTTTGACCTTCATGAGGGTTCTCCTAGGATCTTAATCGTAGAACCATTTACGATCGTTTCGACGCGCAGCTACCAGAGCGGCTATATTTAGCCACTTTAGGCTCCAGGAACCTGGAAGCTCAAGTTCAAAGCCGGGCATTGGAAGGCCCGTTATCTTCGTCCTTGAGACGCTGCGTGCCTCTACGACATGTTCAGCAGGCGAATGGGAAGCGGACAAACCTATAATCCCACTGTTAAAAGTGGGGTGAGGTCTAGTCCGTTGTTCAAGCTTGGATACCTTCCGCGAGGAGCGATTGCTCCACGCCAGTCGGACACCCAAATTTGACCAACCCATGATTATATCACCAACATTGGTGAAGTAATCGATTAGAAACGAGTAGGGGATAAGTTCCCAGACTGTCGGAAGGAACGACCTGGTATCAAAACCAAGAAGTTTCTCGTCGAACAGCTTGGGGTTCCTAGCCTCCGCTCGCATGGCACCACGGTAGCGGACTTCAGTCCAACTACTGATCACACTGTCGACTAGGTAGTAATATATATTACCACCGACACTGAGTTGAGACATCAGTATCGACGACTCAGACGATGGGAGATCCTTACGTCCGTATCCCCGAATGGAGATAAGGCCGTATTTTTGACCACGACTAAGCTGATATAGCGCTTGTGCGCCATCAGCGATATCATGGAAAAGGGGCTTCCAACCGTATTGTGTTTCAAGCCATGCATCCGCAAGGTTCTCGGTAATCTTTTTCACTCTTATAGAGCGAGCGAGACTAGCGAGGCTCCTTCCGCGTCGTAGCTGTCGGGCTCTTTCAAGCCAAACATCAACTTCGCGACGAAGCCCTTGCGCGGGATTTCTAATCATTCGGAGAGTCTCCGCCAGTTCACCGATGAACACGCCCCCCATAAAAGGAGTGCGCGCTTCATAGATGCGCTGATGGAACTGACCTAACGCCTTACTGTCGGCTGCGCTATCGGATAGTCCCGCAGGATCAGCAGTGGCCCAACTTACTTGATTGTAAAGTAGGCCTGACGCAATCCTTCTATATATACGTGAAGGCACTCCCAATTTGGGCAGTCGCAGATTCACGTGACCCGGTGTAAACTGGGTAGATATAGAAGTCCCAGAAAGCGACGTGGTGGCGTCTAAGCCCTCACGAAGCTTCTGCCTCCAACCAGGGATATTTTCCCCGTAGGAGACAGTATCAGTCCACTTTTTAGTGTTACTGAAAAAGCCTGCCTGAAATGGATCCTCCACTTCATCCTCGCGGATGCCGTGTGATTCAAACGGGCAGGTCTCAGATCTGGGTGTAGATTTCGTCATTTAACTGTTGCCTCAAGGATTTCTCTTTTAAACGCACGCTCCGCGTTGGCAGGATGCCAAAGAGAGCTGGAGCGGCGAGCTTTGGGCTTTTACAAGCCCGGGGCTCGCCG